CGCCACTGCGTCATGTCGGGTTGTCACCTGTCACCCGCTACTAAAGTAGCGGGGTGACACGGGTGACACTTTCCCGCCATTTCCTCGCCTAGTCACCACTGTCACCTGGGTGACACCGGGTGACACCAGGTGACACAGGTGACGGCCTCAACAGATTAAGTTGGGCCACCCAACTAGGCTCAACAATGAGCCACCCCTCATCCTCTAAACGAATAAACCCGGCCACTGTGAGGACGTTTATCATCTTGTTGGCGGTGGCTGGCGACATCATATTGCGTATTGTTCCCGCCGTGAAACCACACGTCTGCAGGTGCTGGCGCAATGTTTCACGGCCAAGATACGGCTTCCCATCGCGCCTTTCGGCGATGCCTAGCCAAGCCTGAGTGACAACCTTTTGGTGGATTTCCATCCGGCTGGTGTTGGGTTTCCGGTCCTGTTTTTGGCTCTCCTCCTGAGTGCTTGTGACGTCGAGGACAGCGCTCGTAACGGGCTCGCCGTCATCGTCGAGCCATCCGTTTATGGCGACCGGAAGCAGGCGCGCGGCAATGTCTGGCTGCAGCTCGGCGTCTTTGGATTTACGCTGCACTAGGCGCATGGAGCCTTCGGATGGGACCACGCTAATCTCAATGTCGAGTGCGCCCCGCCATGCGGAAGAGCCCCTGGCGCGGTGCTGTGCCTCCTCGCTAACGCCAGTGTGATGCACAAGGATCACGGCGCAGTTAAACTCGCGCATGAGTGTGGCGCAGGCGTCCAGCATTGTTTTGGCGTCCACAGCGCTGTTCTCGTCGCCCCGAAGAAAGCGGTGAAGGGTATCGATGACAATCACGGCGGGCGTGACTTTCAAATCACGAATGTGGGACATGACGTGCAGCAGGCCAGCCACCGTGTTTAAGTCGCAACCTTCCCGGCTTAGCCACATGGCGAGGCGGCTGGCTTCGTGGTGCTGTTTCCAAGCCGCAACCCTGCCCCGCAAGCCGTGATGGCCTTCGCCGGCAAGGTAGACGACTGAGCCGGGGCGCATCTTTATGCCGTTCCAAGCCTCTTTCCCGGCGGCCATGTGTAGGACCATGTCGAGAACGGCAAACGTCTTGCCCCCACCACTCGGGCCGTGGATCATGTGCAGGGCGTCAGATTGCAGCCACCCCTTAACCAGCCATTGTATTGGCGCGGGCTGGCTGGAAAAATCATCGGCGGGGATAAGCCATTGTTCGGTCGGCGGATTAAGCAGCGACAGCAGGTCATGGCCAGCGGCCACATAGTCATTGGCGTCACCCAGGTGAGGCACGACGATGAGGCGCGCGCCATGGCGGGCGGATGCCTGCTCGCCGTATCGCTGGCCGACGCCGCTGGCGTCGTTGTCCGCGACGATCACCAAGCGGGCGTTAGGGTGAGCCTCAGCAATAGCGCCCGTGACGGGGACCAAGTTGCTGGCGCTATAGGCTACCACACAAGGCTTGCCGGTTGCTTCGTGGATAGTCGCGGCTGTCGCAAAGCCCTCCGCTACGTAAATCAGATCGCCCTCTAAGGCGCCGACGCTCCAATAACGCCCGCCGGTCGCCCCTCCTGGGTGGTAGAGTTTGCCGCCCTCGCTGTCGATGTATTGGAGCGAGGACAGCGCGCCGTCTGGGCCAAACAGCGGCGCCATCAAGCGCCCGTCGCCCGTGATCCGTAAGCCGTGGGCGCCGACATTCTTGCGCACAAGATAGGGATGATCAGGGCTGGCAAATCCGGCCTGAGACCAGATCAGTTCCACACTATCGGCCGCGCTGGCGGCTTTAGCGTCCCTTGCGGCGCGGGCCTCGGCTTGCCGGCGCGAGACTGACGCCAGCTCTATGCTCGACAAATCGCGGCCAATGTCAGCGCGCCATGTGCTCGAAACACCCGTTCGCCAATCGCCAAACATGCCGGCCGGGACGCCATCGGGAAAAAACACATACCAGCCCGGCTTGTCATATCCTGGCTTGCCTTTCGAGCCGGTTTGCCATCGGTGCATTTTGCCATCGATTTCAATCACGGCCGGCGGGCTGATGCCAGCGGCAAGCATTGCATCGCGTATCTGCTCATCGATCGGCTTTGGCGCGCGCGGACTAAATGCCCCGCCAAAAATGCGTGTCACGTCAGCCACTTGTTGCCTCCCCGGCCAAATATCTGCTCAGCTTAATTAGCGTTTTGTAATTGATCTGCGCCCCGCGCCTGACGCGATACAATGTCGAATAGGACACGCCTGCGCGCCCCGACACAACACTTAAATCGCGATCGCTCAGGGCGGCCCTGATCTCGTCTATCGTTTTCAACATTGACGCCTCCGCAATCATTATTGACACGGCCTAAAGGGGCTGGCAATAGAGCTTTGCCCGACCGGATTGGCCGAAGGGGCAAAGCGAAAGAAACACAAATGGCGATCAATTTGAAACGGACGTCCACGCTTGCGCGCGATGGCGTTAAAGTCTTGGTCTATGGCCAAGCTGGTGCGGGCAAAACTTCACTCATTCCAAGTCTGCCCTCCCCTATCACGCTATCGGCGGAAGCCGGTTTGCTGTCGATTGCGGCTGCAGATCTGCCTTACATTGAAATCCGCGGCGGTAGCGATTTGCGAGACGCGCTTGAATGGGCGCGCAGCAGCGTTGAGGCGCGCGAGTTTGAAAGCGTGGCTTTGGACAGCATCAGCGAAATTGCTGAAGTCGTGCTGGGCGACGAAAAGGCGATCGCCAAAGACCCGCGCCAAGCCTATGGCGCGATGCAAGAGCATATGGCGTCAATCATCCGCGCTTTCCGCGATCTGCCCGGCAAGCATGTTTACATGTCTGCCAAACTGGATCGCGCGCAGGATGAACAAGGGCGCGTGATGTTTGCGCCCTCGATGCCTGGGCAAAAGACCGGCCAGGCGCTGCCCTATTTCTTTGACGAGGTTCTAGCGCTGCGCGTTGAGCGTGACGCCGAAGGCGTGGCGCAGCGGGGCTTGCAGACCGACAGCGATGGCGTCTGGCTGGCGAAAGATCGCTCTGGCCGGCTTGATCCTTGGGAGGCGCCGCATTTGGGCGCGGTTATTAGCAAGATTGCGAGTGCGTCATGACAGACTTTTGTGAGGATTGGCTATGGGCCAAAGCCGCCGAATTGGCTGCAGTTGAAGCGCGGCGGGCAATTGAAGATCGCATGCTTGCTAGCGGTCAAACCAAATGGCCCGGCTATGCGGTCCGGATCGCCCACCGCGATAACTGGAAAGTGGATGGCGACGAAGTGCAACGCGTTGCTGCCGCCCACGGGCTAAGCGATCATTTGAGCCATTTATTTCGGTGGAAGCCGGAAGTTAATCGGAAGGCTTGGGACGCCGCCGACGAAACAATCACCCGTCCCCTGCTCCAAGCGATCACCATCTCGCCGGGGCGCCCCTCGTTTACCATCACAAAGGAATAGCCATCATGCGTCTTTCTACCCCCATTAACGCCGCCGATCATGTCGGCGAGAAAAGCTATGACCTCATCCCGCCGGGCTGGTATCTGGCGAGGATCACCGAAGCCGGCGTGAAGCCGACCAAGGCTGGCACTGGCGAGTATATTGCCTTGCGATACGACATCCTTGGGCCAACGCATCAAGGACGGATTGTTTATGGCAATCTCAACATCAGCAACCCCAACCCAGCCGCGGAGCGTATTGGCCGCGAGCAGCTGAGCGACTTGATGCGCGCCATTGGTTTGGCGGCTGTCGTGGACAGCGACCAACTCATTGGCGGCGTTTGCCAGATCAAGCTGGCAATCCAGCCCGGCAGCGGTCAATACAGCGAGCGCAACGAGGTCAAGGGCTTTAAGGCGTCATCGTCTGCACCGCCTGCGCCGGTAGAGAAATCACCCAGCACGCCCAAAGTTATGCCGTCCATGCCGGCTTGGGTGAAGAAGGGGGCGGTTTGATGCGCCTCCCGCCGCCTCAGCATAGTCTGGTCACGCTAATTGACGAACACCATGTCAAGGCGGCGGGAATGCCCCGCCCGCATTTGGGCGCAAGCGTGCTTGGCCATCATTGCGATCGATGGCTTTGGCTGTCGTTCCGCTGGGCTGTGATCGAACACCACAGTGGGCGCATGCTGCGTTTATTCCGCAGAGGACAAAACGAAGAAGAAACGATCCTTAGCGATTTGCGCGCGGTCGGGGTCACGATTGAAGACATGCAGACGCGCTTGAGCTTTGGCGGCCATGTGGCCGGCAGCTTAGATGCAATTGTACGCGGCGTGCCTGAAGCGCCAGACAAGCCGCACGTTGCTGAGTTTAAGACGCACAGTGCAAAGTCGTTTTCTGCGCTGGAGAATGAAGGCGTCCAGAAATCCAAGCCGATGCACTGGGTGCAAATGCAGTTGTACATGCACGCCACGCAAATTGATCGGGCGCTTTATGTGGCTGTGTGCAAAGACACGGATCACTACTACGTGGAGCGCATCAAGTACGAACGGCAAGCGGCGGAAGAAGCGGTTGAGCGCGGTCGGCGCATCAGCGAAAGCGATCGCATGCCGGAACCCGTCGCGGGCGCCAGCCCGGCGTGGTGGCAGTGCAAAATGTGCCCGGCCAACCACTTTTGCCACAACACAAACCTTACCTCCGAAGTCAATTGCCGCACTTGCGCACACTCGACCGCGCGCGACGATGGGACATGGCATTGCGCCAAATGGGACGCAACAATTCCAACCCAGGCGCAGCGCGAAGGATGCCCCTCGCATGTGATCCACCCCGACCTTGCGCCATGGCCGCTGACAGCCAGCGAAGACGGCGCGTCGGCCATCTACACAATCAACAACGCGCTCGTCATTAACGGCGATGGCGGCGTTTCGTCAGTTGATCTGATCAACCAACATTGGACGCCATTCTGATGCTCAGAGATTACCAGCAACGCGCCATTGACGAATTGATGCGCTATTTTGAAACGCACGATGGCGATCCGTGCCTGGTCATGCCGACCGGCTCTGGAAAAAGCCACGTCATTGCGGCTTGGTGCAAGTTGGTCGTTTCGACGTGGCCGGATCAGCGCTTGTTGATGTTGACCCATGTGCGCGAGCTGATCCAGCAGAACGCCGAAAAAATGCGTCAGCATTGGCCAGACGCACCTATGGGGATTTACAGCGCAGGCCTTCGCCAACGCGATCTAGCGCAGAGCATCACGTTTGCCGGCATCCAATCGATTGCCAAGCGCATCGGCGATCTAGGAAAGGTGGACATGGTCTTAATCGACGAAGCGCATAGGATCAACCACAGCGACGCCGGTAACTATCGATCGGTCATTGGTCAAATGCGTCTGGTTAACCCAGCTTTGCGAGTTGTGGGCTTAACCGCCACGCCATATCGGCTGGGACATGGCTACATAACAGATCCCCCTGCCCTCTTTACAGATCTGATTGAACCGATTGGCGTCCTTGATCTGATGCAGCAAGGCTTTCTTGCGCCGCTGCGCTCTATTGCGACGGCGACACGGTTTGACCTTAGCCACGTAAAGAAGCGCGGTGGCGAATATGTCGATGGCGACTTGGATAGGACGATCAATCAGCCGGAAATGAACTTGCCAGTTGCCAGTGAAATCGTTGAGCGGGCCGGCGGCCGGAAATCATGGCTAATCTTCTGCGTTTCTGTTGCGCACGCTGAAGCTATGGCAACGGCTTTGCGCGCCCTGGGTGTAACGACTGACACGATTGTCGGAACAACGCCAACAGACAGGCGAGACGAAATCATTCGCGCTTTTCGAGCAGGTGAGATCACGGCACTGACAAACGCTAATGTGCTGACGACCGGCTTCGATGCGCCAAATGTTGATCTGATTGCGGCTTGTCGGCCCACGATGTCTGCATCTTTGTATGTGCAGATGTTGGGTCGCGGGTCTCGCTTAAAGGAACACATTAAAGATTGCCTTGTTCTTGACTTTGCCGGCCTGACTTACACGCATGGTTTTTTCGATGCGCCAATCATCAAAAAACCAAAAGGCGAAACTACCGGCGACGCGCCAGTGAAAGCGTGCCCTCAGTGCGACCTGCTGGTTGCAACAGCCACGCGTGAGTGCCCAGGATGCGGATTTATCTTTCCGCTGCCGAAGCCGCCTAAGCTGACCCTTCAGTCTGCGCCGATCATGTCGGACGAAGACGGTGGGTTAGAGATGGCCGTGCGCGCTTGGCGTTGGGACATACACGACAACGGCAAGGCCATGCTGCGCGTGCGGTATTATCCCGATGGCTTTGCCGGCGACATTGTCACGGAATATTTTCCGGTATGGCATGGCGGCGGCGCAAGCTATCATGCGGCTAAGCGGCTGCAGCCTATCATTGCCATGGCGGGACTAAGCATCAGTGACATATCAGACGCGGAACAGCTCCAAGACATACCGGCCCCGAAAACGATCAACTACCGGCGCGAAGGAAACTTTTTCCGCGTCATCTCGCGGTCGTTCTGAGCATGTCGAACAACGCGAATTTGTGAGCTGGTTTCGCCAGACACATCGCGGCGTACGCATTTTTGCAATCCCCAACGGCGAGGCGCGCTCGCGCACGACAGGCGCTAGGCTGAAAGTCGAAGGCGTGTCAGCTGGCGTGCCGGATCTTTTTGTTCCGGCCTGGGGCGTGTGGATTGAGATGAAGCGCGCCGATGGCGGTTTGGTGTCTGATGTGCAGGCCGATTGGCACGGCTATCTAAGAAGCGTTGGCCATACCGTTATTGTGGCGCATGGAATGGTTGATGCGATTGAGAAGTTGGGATCATTTAGAGCGTGAGGACGCCAACACGGCGGCCACAAAAAATCCAAGGCAGAAAGCCGCGCTTAGCGCGGTCAATGCGAGCAAGAAAGTGATCATGCCCCCTGCCCCCTCCCCGCCGCCAGCGCCGCCCGCTTGCGCTTCTTTGGCTGCGGCGGCTCAATGTATCGCGCCCGGTGGTGCGCGCACCATGATGAGCCCTCGGCGACATCATGGCCACAAAACAGCGCATCCGCGCCGGTGTTGGCGACAATCGCGCGGCACATGCCGAAGCGCAAATCCATCAACGGCGTGTTAAGCGGCTGCAACAGATCCGGTGCGGGCTTGGGCTTTAACGCGGGCGCAGGCAGCCGGCCTGGACGCCCACGGCGCGGCTGAGTTGCTTGTTTCACTTGCGGCGGCCATTGCGTCGCCCTGCCCGTCAGGCCCAGGCGATGGATTTTGCCGATCACGGCGTTGCGCGTGGCGCCGATCTTAAGCTTGGCGGCTTTCAGCGCGCGCGCAATTTGCGTGGCGGAATATCCGTCAAGCCACATCTGGCGCAGCACAGTGACGGCTTCATTTGTCCACATCAATTCGTCTCCTTATCAAGCCACTCGGCGCCATCGACGGCGCCTTTCGTGGCAACACGTATCCGCGCCAGCACAGACAGCGACGGCGTGCTCGTGCCATTGCGCAGCTTGACGACGTAGCTGCGCTCCACGCCGATCAGATCAGCGAGAGCGTCGTCGGTCAGCTGCGACAGTTCTTTATACTCTTGGAGTGTCATGGCGTCAGGTTCCACACATTCACAACATGCGTCAAGGGACAAAAATAAATAGTGACCACGCCGCACATTCGTGTTGACAGTACGCCCGCTGTGGCGCCAGATTGGCGCGTCGCCGGATGAACGGCGCAGGGAGAAGCAACATGGAAAACGGATCAAAGGTCATCATTCGCAGTTCGCCAAGCGGCTGCTGGTATGGCGAACTTGCAGCGCGCGACGGCGCGACCGTCACGCTGCGCAACGCGCGCCGGCTGTGGCGTTGGTGGGCGGCTGAAGGCGTATCGCTGTCAGGCGTTGCCGCTGCCGGCCTGCACCCGCTGCGGATAAAGGAATGTCGGATCGCGGCGTCCGTAGAAGCGGTCGTGGTGTTTGAGGTTTGCGAAATTCTTGCGACGACTGAAGCAGCGCAGGCTTCAATCGAAGCCGCGCCGGTGCTTGCGCAATGAGCGGCTACGGCGACGGCTCCGGCTACGGCTCCGGCTACGGCTACGGCTCCGGCAACGGCGACGGCTACGGCGACGGCTCCGGCTCCGG